TAGCATTACACCTATTAGATCTGGCAATGCACGTCGCCGCACAGTGTTGAAAGGTGCTACCATAAACGCTGCCTATCCTTATGCTGTGCCTCTTGATGAAGGCCTCAGTAAACAAGCACCCAGAGGAATGAGCAAGCCTACTGAACAGTACTTGGAACGCATACTTGATAAGAAGATAAGGAAATAACATGGCAGATTTAACCTACACGGCCTCGCTTGATGACAAGATATCGCCTGCACTGAGAAACATACAACAACAAACAAAAAAGACAGCAGATGCCTTTGGTGCGTTCAAAACAGCCTTGGCAGGCCTGGCAGTGGGTGCTGCCATTCAAAGTGCCCTGCGTTATGCTGATGCCATCACTGATGTGGCAGATGCCACTGAAATGGCAGTGCAGAATGTAATAGGATTTAGCAAAGCAGTCAGTGCCGCAGGTGGCTCTGGTGAAAAAGCCCAGGCTGCAATGGTCAAGTTCAACAACACCTTAGGCGATGCAGCACAGGGTGGAATGGCAGCACAAGATGCATTTGCACAAATTGGCATTTCTCTCACAGACCTACGCACACTCAGCAGTGAAGACCTATTTGGCCTCACTGTGAAACGCCTGGGTGAACTGGGTGACGTTGGTCTAAGAACAAAACTAACCAGTGACCTGCTGGGCAAAAGCCTGCGTGGTGTAAACCTAAAAGGTCTCAGCGATGACTATGCACGAGCCACTGCTGCCAGTGCTGCCTACGCGGAAAGTGTACGCAAAGGTGCTGAACTACAAGACAAACTGGATGCGGCATTTAGCAAAATCAAACTGGCTATTTTAAGTACCATTGAACCTTTGGTAGACTTTCTCAATAGTTTAGACAGTGACAAAATAGATAAGTTTATTGATTCTACTGTAAAGATTGGTGCTGCCGCTGTGGCCATTGTGGGCTTGATCAAGGCATTTGAAGGTGTGGTCAAAGTGCTGGGCTATCTCAGCAGTGCAGCGGGTCTGGCTGTTGTAGGTATGATGAGTTTGCAAAAAACTGGCAATTTATTGACTTACACCTTTGCCAATATTGGCAAAGCAATTGTGGCCGCATTCAGTGGTGGTGCCATATTAGGCCCTATGAGTGTGGCCAGTGCATTTGGTATGTTGATAAAGAACCTAAAGTTTGCCGTAGTAGGATTGGCCCAAGTTGCGGCTGGCATTGCCGCAGTAGCAATGGCAGCGGTTGGCATCAATGAACTGATCAAACTGGCTTTTGATGTAGATCCTATTGACATAATGGCCACCAAATTAGAACAATTGGTCACCAATGCGTTCCCAAGTCTGGCTGCTGGCATCAACAAAATTGGTGCTGCCTTGGGAATGGCACCACCTCCCAGTCAGTCAGGTGCAGGAGCAGGGCGTGGCAACGCTCAACTACAACTAGATCTATACAAAAAACAAAATGAAGAACTGGCCAGGCAAACAGCCTTGACAGATGAAAAAGCAAAACTTGAAAAAGAAATAATATCTGCCTTTGCCAAACAACGTGCTGAAATAGCCAGCATCACAGAAGACTTCAAGAAACAACTAGACGCCAAAGCAGGAACATTACAGTTAGAAACAGCACTGATTGGCAAGAGCGAACAGCAAAAACAAATCCTACAAGTGATTGCGGACCTGACTCGTACCACTACAGATGAAGTTGACAAACTGACCAAAGCAAGAGAAAATCTTAACGAAGCAGAAAAACGCAACGGGCTAGGACAAGAGTACGACAAACAAATTGCCGCCGTGCAACAATTGGCCAAGGCAGAACAAATTAGATTGGTTGGACTGGTTGCTGGCTTGAACAATGCCAAAAACTTAGAAGAACTCAGACTGTTTGGCCTAAGAGAACAACAGAATCTTGAAGACAAATTGCTCAGCATTCAGCGTGAAATGGCTGACTTGACACTGACAGATATTGAAAAGAAATATCGTGACATTGCCAGAGCCGCTGATGATTCTGCCAAGGCAGCCATACGTGCAGAAGAAGCCCGTCGTGGTGCACCTCTCAACACAGCAGAACAACAGGCCTACTATGCTGCCTCAAGACGAGGCATTGAAGGCGTGATTGCCGCACAAAAGCAGTTGACACAACAGTCAAGATCATTTGGCACAGGCTGGGCCAAGGCCTGGGCAGAGTACACAGATGCGGCTACCAATGCGGCGGCTGTGGCTGGTCGTGTGTTTGACAAATTCACTTCAGGCTTGGAAGATGCCATTGTGGGCTTTGCCAAAACAGGCAAGTTCCAATGGAAAACATTTGTGGCAGACATGGCAGAAGAACTGCTACGCAGTCAGATCAAATCAACCCTTGCCAGTTTTGGTGATGCAATAGGATTAGGAAGTTTATTTGGGGGTGGTGCCGCAGGTGGTGGTGCCACCAGAGGTCAAAGTGCCAACAGTCCCATGTACGTGTATGATGTCAACTCCAGTGGTGGTGCAGGTGCCATGTTTGGTGGTGGTGCACAATCACAACAAGGTGGATCTGGTGGTGGTATATTTGATACCATTGGCAATATCTTTGGCGGCATAAAAGATTCTGTTGGCAACGTATTCTCTGGAATTGGCAATGCAGTAAGCGGAGCGGTTAGTTCAATTGGTGGACTAATATCAGGTGGAGGCTTTGGTGGAGGTGGCGGAGGCTTCTTTGATGGCATAAGCGATTTATTCTCTGGCTTTTTTGCCAATGGTGGAAACATACCATCAGGTAGATTTGGCGTTGTAGGTGAACGTGGACCAGAATTTGTAGGAGGTCCTGCCTCAGTGACACCAATGGGAGGCAGCACCAATGTGTACTACACAATCAATGCTGTGGACACAAGAAGTTTCCAACAGATGTTGGCCAGTGATCCAAGTTTAATTTATGCTCTAACACAACAAGGTGCCAAGAGCGTTGGAGGAATGCGATGAGTTTTCAATGGATTGTAGATATTGCTGAATCAATCAGCCTGGATAAAAAGCAAATTGTTGCTTCAACTACCACACGTGGTGGTATTGTCAGAGTGGCCACACGTGGAGTGGCTCCTGTGAGAATCACAGTGCGAGTACCAGATGGTCCACGTTGGAGTGATCTCAAAACCAACATTGCCGCTGCCACTGCACTGGACAAGTATCAGACAGCAGTGATAACCATTCCATATGCACTGTTTCCTTGGTATTATGGCAATGTAAATCCTGGCACAAATGAAAGTTACACTGTGCTGTGTGTGGATTTTCCTGAATGGACTATCTTTAGTCCCAATCAAGTGTCATGGTCTGGACCTTTTGTGTTCCAGGAGTACGTGGCATGAGCGTGGATTTATCTGGCTACAGGGTAATACTTCCTGCACTGTTTGTAAAAATTACAAGCCCTGGAACCACGTATCTGCTCAGTGACTACAGAACAAACTACACTCTGAATGGCTTGACCTACACCACACTGGGACGCTTGTTAGGCGTGACCAGCAGTGCCAGTGAAGTGCGTATCACTGACAGTGAAGTTTCAGTCACTATCTCTGGTGTGCCTGCTGGCTCTGTCACAGGCGTATTGAACACGCAATTCAAAGGCAGTCCAATAGAAATACAACGTGCATTCTTCAATCCCGCAGGAACATTGTTGCCAGTGGCGGGTAATCCTGCCATCAAGTTCAAAGGCCTAATTGCCAATTATGGTCTCACAGAAGAATACGATGTGGCTGCCAGAACCAGTACATTCAGTGTCACACTGGTTTGTCAAAGTGTTGTAAGTGTGCTGAAAAACAAAGTGGGTGGCCGTAGAACCAATCCCTATGATGAACTCAAATGGTATCCTGCGGATTTAGGATTAACTCGTGTTCCTACTGTTGTGAATAGTAATTTTCAGTTTGGTGCACCACCAACACCCAAAGGTTAAGGAGATGTTATGAGTTGGATAGATGACGTAGTAGATTTTGGTAAAAGTGCAATTGGTGCAGTGGGCGGCTTCCTGGGTGGAGGTGGCGGACTGGGTGGTAATATATTAAAAACAGTGCTGACAGGCATGGCCTTGAACAAGGTCACCAAGTCTGTGACCAAAAGCAATGATGCCACGTCAAATGCCAAGGCCACAGCCGCAATTATGCCTGTGGACACAGGTGTAAGGATACAGACCAGTGCCAACACAGAGGCCAAGATACCTGTGCTGTATGGCAGAGCCAACTTTGGCGGCAGTTTGATTGATGCACGTATGACTGCTGATAATAAAATTATGTATTATGTGTATGCCCTGTGTGAAAACACAGGCACAGTGCTGAGCACAGGTGTTGCCAGCGTGATCAGTTTGAAAAATGTTTACTGGAGTGGTCAACGAATTGTGTTCAAAGGCGATGGTATCACTGCTGACTACATGACAGATCGCGATGGCAAGGTTGATAAGAGTATCAGAGATCTGGTGCAGGTCTACTGCTACAAAAAAGGATCTGCCACACAGATATTTGCAACAGGATTCAGTGGCAGTTCTACTCCTGCTTACAACATTGTGCCCAATTGGAACAGCAATTGGACTTTGGATAACATGGCATTTGTTGTGATCAAAATTACCTATTCAAAAGAAAAAGGCGTTCAAGGTGTTGGCAATATGACGTTTGATTTAGAAAACTCAATGACCATGCCAGGTGATGTTTTGTACGATATGATGACCAACACCATGTACGGTGCAGGCATAGCACCAGCAGATATAAAGGCAGGATAACATGGACAGTTTAGAACAATTAAATGCATTTGCAGGCACAGGAGTTGAGTATCAAGATCAACGCGACTATACTATAACTTTTTCGCCAACAACTGCTGTGAATCAATCCGTGGCTATAATTGAAAGTGATCAATTTGTCAGTCCTGTGGGCACAAACATAACAGAAATGTTCAGCACACCTGGAGCAATGTTCTACACAATTGATTTGTCATCTGTGCCATTGCCTGTGCTTTTTACTTGGCCTAGTACTCCAGTTGGCGTCAGTGCTTCAATTATTTCCAACAAAGTATATCGTATGTCTGGAGCAATCAATGAATCTACCTGGGACGCAATTAAAAATCCTTTGATTCAGATCTACGATCAAGGATCTAACTTTAGTTACACTGCTAGTATTTCTTATTTGAATCCTGCCAACACAGCAGAACGAATTGAAAAGTCCTGGACAGTTTCAGTCACTGTGACCAATTCATTGGAAATAACCACACCTGGATCATATATCTACATAAGAAATTTTGCAGGTGTGATTGACAATGAACCTCAGATTGTAGATACCACACCTGATGCAACATACAGTTTGACAGTGACACCCAGTAGCACATTGTTTGTCAGTACAATGAGTTCTGCAGGTGTGCTGGGTGGTACTTCGTCGTTCAATGGTATTAGCAAAGTGTTGACACTGACAGGATCCAAATTGGCAATCAATAGCCATTTGAGTAGTATTACATTTACGCCAGCAACAAATCAACTAGGAACATTTACACTTGATTACACTTTGATCAGTAATGTTTCTGGACTTTCTACCACAGTGACACAGCCAATGATTGGCAATGCCAATGGTTATAGAATTGATACAGGAACATTCTTAGAAGATACACCATTTAATTTAGGTGCCAGTATCATTGATGGCAGTGCTACTGCCTCATCATTCACATTTGGAATTGCACAAAGTGTTCCTAGTACATTTGTTAATCCAGGCTATTTCACTGTGAATGGCAGCAATGTTGGAACTAGTTGGAACATTACCAGCACCAAAAACACAATCAATGCTGCCAATGTTGTGTACACCCCACCCTTGGACTATCAAGCAGATTTGGTATTTTTAGTATCACTTAGTAAGATAGACAACGGCAATGCAGTTGTGATGTCTACCAATGATCCAGTTACAATTTACAATGCAGGCACCAATCCTGAAATATCAAACATGGTGGCAAGAACATATTTGAGTTATCAGACCAACAGTATTTTTTCTAGTCAAACACCTGTTATCAATGATGGTACAGACATTGGACAGACCTACACCATCACACTGGCCAGCACAGTGGGAAATTTTGGCAACACATTTGAATCTGCCATTGCCAGCAACACTTACAGTTTCACAGGCAACATGTCTGCGGTGAATTCACAATTTTCAAACATGCTGTTTGTACCTTTGCCAGGCCCTGCTCAGAATGGCACGTTTACATACACACAACAACGTGGCAATGTCAATCAAGTCAACACCACACTGACAATGACAGGGCAAACAGGCGGTGCAATTACTCCACAAACCACAACCATAACCACTTCCAGTACCTATACTTTTAATTCAACTGTGGCCTACTATGGCACCATAACAATTTTGTCTGTGGCAGGTGGTGGTGCAGGCACCAGTACAATTGCAGGTGGTGGTGGCCAGGCCAGATTAATAAATGCCAGTCGCGGCACTGCAGATGCTATTCAGCCTGGCACATACAATGTGACCATTGGCACAGGTGGCAGCAACGTAGTCAGTGCTAATATAACAGGCAATGATTCATATATGATTCTGCAATCAACCGCAACCAAACTTGCTTGGAGTCAAGGTGGTAATCCTCTAGGAGGCACAGGTATTTCTACGCCAGGCTACAGTTTTGCCACAAGTGATATTCCAGGAGATGGTGAAGCAGGTGTTAAATATACCTCAGGTGACAGTTATCTAGGTATACTGCATGCAGGTGCAGGTGGCACGGGCCGCAATCAGGATGACACTGCCTGGGCTCAAGGCGGCAATGCTAATCCAAGTGGTACTCCTTGGATTACAGGTGCAGGCGGTGGTGGATTGATTTCAAACATAACAGGTGCAAACATTCAGTACGGTGCAGGAGCCGCAGGTGGCTACACTCTGACAGCAGGAGATCCTGCTGTGTCTGTGGCAACCAGCAATGGCGGAGGTTGGGGTACAACATTGCCTATTTCAAATCGTGGCGGTGGTGGTACCAGCAGAAGACAACGCACAGGTGCTGGTGGAACCAATTCAAATCCTCAAGCAGGTGCCGCTGGCGTAATCATTATTAAGATTAGTTAAGGAACAACAATGGCAACTTCAGTTTTACCATATAGATACAAAATCAACGGCTTGATTGACACCAGCAAGACTGTGATGCAAAATCTGGAGTTGATTGCCAATTCCAGTGCTACCTGGATTACCTATGATGTAATGGATGGCAAATGGTCTGTGGTGATCAATCGTGCAGGTGATCCTGTGCATGACTTTGATGACACCAACATCATTGGCGGTATCAATCTCAGCGGAACAGGCCTGGCTGATTTTTACAATTCAGTTGAAGTTAAATTTCCACACAGAGATCTAGCAGATCAAATGGATTTTATCAAAATTGAAATACCAGCAGAAGACCGCAATGTGAACGAACCAGACAACTGTTTGACCATAGACCTGCCTGTGATGAATGAACCTATTCAGGCACAGATTGTGGGCCTGATTGAACTCAAGCAGAGTCGCTTGGATAAGATTATCACTTTCAGAACTGACTATTCCAAAATTAATTTGCAAGCAGGACAAATTGTCACAGTGACCAACTCAGTGTATGGCTTTACCAACAAAGAGTTCAGAATCATACGCATGGAGGAAGCAGATGCAGATGGCACCATTGTGATTGATATCACTGCACTGGAATACAGTGATAGTGTTTACGACCTGTCTGATCTGTATCGCTACACAAGAACCAATGCAGATGGCTTGATCACACAGGGCATGATTGGCAAGCCAGGAACTCCTGTGATTACCAAATTTGAAGATGATCCCAATCCCAGAATTGAAATTGCCAGCAGAGTACCAGATGGCACTGATCCAACCAACCTGGCAGGTATTGTTGAAGGTATGGAATTTTGGTCATCCATTGACAACTCTGAGTTTACCTTGTTGGGCACGTTGACGCCGTTTGGTACAGATGTGTTTGAGGCAAATGAAATAGTGACCTTTACCTACAACAATGCGGAGGAAGGTAATCTCTATGTGAAAACACGTTGTATCAATTCCACCACCAGCAGTGAATACAGCACAGTGGCCAGCACAGTGTATAGTCCTACACAGATCACTGATGCTATCCAAGAAGGCACAACTGGACTATTAAACACAGCAGGAGGAGCAATTGCCACCCAGTTGGCCTTGACTGCACTGCTGAAAGGACTTGACACCTACATGAATGGCAACAGCAATCTTGCCAATTCAGTGGGTAGTCAAATTTCCAGTGCCAGTAGTTCATCACGTGTGATACAAGCCAAT